CGATCGATCTCGGCATCTCCGCCCACGCGGTAGAAAAGCGGTTGAAGATGGCACGCGCAAAGCTCGGTCTATCGTCGTCCCTTGAAGCTGCGAAGTTGGTGGAGACCGTAGAACGGTCCCATCGCTTGGGACCTAGTCCGTCGGACCTTTCGCCAGAGAACACGCAACCTGATCAAGGGGGCACCGATACCGCCCCACGTTATGAGATGTCGTGGATCAAGCGGATCGGCCTAACCCGCGTAGTCTCAGGAGTGATCCTTATGAGTTTGATTCTCGCAGCAGCTTTGATGCTGGCTTCCTCGCCTTCCGCCTTTCAGGATCAGACAGGTCCAGTGTCGACGGCATCGGAGGCCGCGCCGACTCCTGGCACCGAGGCCGCTTTACGGCGCCTTGTTGCCGGCTTGGCAGGTGGTGCTCCGGATTACGATAAACTCGCCCCTCAATTCGCTGAGGTCGTCCGGCGTGACCTCCCGATGACGCACCCCATGTTCAAGTCGATGGGAGAATTGAAGTCGATCACCTTCCGCAACAAAGGTCCGATGGGTGATGACGCTTACGATCTGACGTTTGCTAACGGTAATGTGCTAATGTCAGCGGCCCTCGACGCTCAAGGCAGGATGGTGGGCGGCATCCTTGCGCCGGGGGTCAGGGCGCCCAGCCACTGATAGGATGTACGCCGATGATGATCTGCTTCTCTTATGAAAGAAGCAGATCATCAGTTCCCCCTCCTCCACCCTGGGCTGTCGCGCCTATCCTCGACTCGCACCTCAACACGTACAACGGCAACTGCTAAAAATGCGGTTGCTCTCTTTTTAACCTGGACGCAGATACTTTGGGTTAACAGGACGCCCAAAATGACAGACGCCCCCAAGCCTAAAGCATACCGCTATCACCGGTTCAGCACGCCCGAGCAGGATTCGGGTACGTCGCTCGAACGTCAGCGCAGAGCCACCCAGAAACTCGTCAGCGAGAAGGATTGGGAAGAGGTCGAGGTAATTGAAGACAAAGGCCTGTCCGCGTGGAAAGGCGATCACCTTCGCGTTGGCGGCTTAGGCAGATTCACGGATCGGGTTGCAGCGGGAGAGGTTGAACCCGGTAGCTTTCTCGTGATCGAAAACTTGGATCGTCTTTCTCGCGCTAAACTGAAGAATGCTCGACGCTGGATCGAGGACATAAACGAGGCCGGCATCACCGTTGCGGTCTGCTCGCCACCCTTGTTGCTCGACGAAGAAGCCATGTCGGGCAGCAACATGGGAACGATGATTCTCTACCTGATGGAAGCCAGCCGCTCCGGCGGTGAGAGCAACCGCAAGTCCGACATGCTGTTAGGCGCGCAGGAACGCCGCATGAGCAAGGCGCGTGACGGCATTATCTACACCAGTCGGATGCCTGCATGGTTGAGCGGTGTAAAAGACGGCAAGTTCGAGATCATCGAGGAACGCGCGCAGGTCGTGCGTGACATCTATGAATGGTGCGCGGAGGGTTATGGTTTCCAAGCGATAACCAAGTTGCTCAACGACAGCGTGGAGCCTTGGACGAAGCCGCATAAGAAAAGCACGGCGACTTGGAAGCCCGGTTACATTCGAGACATTCTGACCAAACCGCACGTTGAGGGTGAGTACCATCGTCGTACCGGTGATGCGCGAAAGCTGACCGGCGAGGTGATCGACTACTATCCTCGCGTCGTGCCAGCCGATTTGGTCGCGAGGGCGAGAACCGCGCTACGCGAGCGGTCCACAAGCACTAGCCCCAATCAGCATGAGGCGCGCAACCTGTTCACCGGCCTGCTGAAATGCGGGCACTGCGGTGACACAATGGTCCGAGTCGTCAGTCGTGCTGCTGGCAGGGAATATGAACACCTCAAATGCCTCCGCTTCAATAATGCGGGTATGCCCATCGCGGGTGACGATGACGAGGTAAACGCCCGTCGATGCATCAACAGCACCTATTACCGCTACGATGCCTTTGAACGTGCGGCGCTTGGTCAGATTTTGCACCTAGCCCTCGACAGCACGTATTTCACCCGCCCCGACCTGACTGCCCCGTTGGTCGTTGAGGTAGCGCAGCTATCCAAAGACCTAGAGGTAATGCAGGCAAAGCAGCGCCGTTACATGACGTGGATCGAGGAAGACGACGAGGCAACCGAAGCCAAAGACATGCTTCGAGAGATGCGCCCTGCCCTCGCTGCTCTCCGCTTAAAACTGGATGAGGCAAAGCTGGCGCTGGAACGCGCTAGAGGCAACGTCAGCCCCGAGGAACACCTTCGCCGTGTGGTTGAGGTGCAGGATGCTATCTACAGCGAGGATAATGAAACCCGACAGTCGGCTCGCCGCAAGGTAGCCGAGGCGGTTCGGAGCGTGGTCAGCGTCGCGACGTTCCGACGCGATTACGTCGAGAAGAAACGCACACCAGTTCGCGAGGCCATTCTCGCCGTTGCAGGCGGTGCCCTAGCTTTCAAATTCGGTAACGACGGAACGCTGCTCGCCAAGGTCGACTACACCAGCGTCATGGGGCAATTCGGTAGCACCAACAGCGGTGCAGAGGATGTCGTACCAGACATACGCCGACGCACTCAGAGCGCTGCTAAGAACGTCTGACAGCAGAACAGCCCAGGATTGCTACCGGGCTGTCAGGGTATCAGGGAGAGCGTCCTAGTTGCGTTGTCGGGCTTTCTGCCGGGCTACATACAGTTGAAGTTCCAGAGGGTTATGCCCCCAAGCGATCCGCGCGGGTGGAATGTGGCAACGCCGTTGTGCGCGAAAGCCTGCAAGCTGCGGGCACTTGCCGAGTGGCGGCATTAGGGACGCACACAGGTGATGGTTTCGGAACCAATCATCAGTACGAACTCGTCGGGCAGTCGGACGTAGTGAACACGCTCGCCGTAGAATTCGAACGAACCTTCGTCTTGATCAAAGAAGCGGTGATCCGCATCTAGAAACTCTTGAACCTCGTTGCAAAGCTGGTCTGTGTCGATCTGCGTGTAAAGCACCATGCGTCTCCTTCCCCACGTATCTGTTTCCAGAGCGGCGTCAGAGCGAGCAAAGAGTTGAAACCAAGCGTATTCTTTTAGGCAGATGTTCTGGTTACAAACTGGTTGCCCAGCAACGTCATTGGCTATTGATAAGAAAGCGGCACAAACACAGGAGGCCGCATGACCTGGATCGACATAATCGAACCCCTGAAACTGCAACTGCTCATCAACAATCATCGGGAACAGGAACCCCTCAAGGGCACCAGAAATGAGCGAGACTTTCTGCCCATCGTAAAGCTGTTTGTACCATGGGGCGCAGCGACGTGGTTGCTGAGTGAATGCGATCCGGGCGGCATCGCTTTCGGGTTATGCGATATGGGATTTGGTTCGCCGGAACTGGGCTCGCTGGACTTGCAGGAACTGGCCGATATCCGGGGACCGGGAGGGTTGCGAGTTGAGCAAGACCTTCACTGGTCAACCGAAAAGCCCCTGAGTTTATGGGCGGTGGAAGCCCGACAGCACGGGGGCATCGAGGCCTAAAACAACGAAACCCCGGAGCATTCCACTCCGGGGTTTTCCGCGTCATATTTGTTTAGCGGCTAAACTATCAGTCATTCAATAACCCCGGCCTTTCGACCGGGGTTCGGTAGTTGCTACTTTGCGGGCGCACCTGCCTTTTTGGCATCTCGCGTTGCCTTCGCGCTTGCCTTTCGTGAGGCGCTTGCTGCGCCATTCTTCTCGAGCTGCGGGTCAAACGTGCCCTTGCCGACTTCGGCCTTGTAGTGTTCCAGTGCACCTACGAACGCGTCCTTGGGGACGGAGACCTTGGTTTCGTTGGGCAGCAGCGTGAGCGCCTTGCCCCCGTAGCGAAGCGTGAACGTCACCGTATCGTCCTGGACCTCGTACAGCCGCTGGCCGTTGGCCTTAGGGTACGCATACAGGGCAAGCTGCGTCTCGATCAGCGCCAGAACCTCGTCCCGTGCAGTGCTGGCGCCGGTTACGGTTACGTTGTTTTTCGCTGCTGGCTTGAGAAGCTTTAGGTCAAAACCCATTTCGTAGACTCCGATCATCGCCGGAGCTTTGTTGCTCCGACTCCGATCGTATGTTTCCACTAAGGGAGTAGGGCGAGCGATTATCTGCCACTTCGGCTAATTCTAACTAGGCAAAAAGCCATACTCGTAAACATCGGGAAGTAGCTTCTGTGATAGAGAGGCCTGAGCTGCATAGAAAGGACTGAAGTCGGTAACGACATTCACCTCGTTAGCCTCCAAGGCCCGCCGGATCTGGAACCAGCCAACGTCGGGGCGACCAAGGCGCAGACTGTCGTGGATCGAACGATTAAACTTAGTGCTGTGATACTTCGCCCAAATGACTCTTCCCTGCGCTAACAGGTTTCTGGCTTCGGCGCTAAGCTTCTTCCCCTTAAGGTATGTCGTCATGAAGTTTGACTCAAACCGACCACTAACGCCTACATCCTGCTCAATGAACGGGATGAAGTGATTTACGAGCTTCCAACGAGTGCCATTCCAAAGAATGTTTTCCGCACCAGCACTAAGGTTGCTACGGTGGAAAAGCATCCAGACTAAGCAGTCGAGAATGAATACCTCAGATAAAGGCTTCGTGGCTTGAAGAAACTGATCCCGATCGTTCAACCATGTCTTTCGAACGAGCAAGCGCACAGCGAACATCGTAGCAACTTGCCAAAGGTTCGACTCATTCACAAAGAAGCCGCGACCACTTCCGAAACCTGACGAGAGCAACATTGTCAGGCCGGGGGCCTGTTGCAGATCGTTCCCCGCACAGTTAAACCAGCCAAGCGCACCGTCTGAAGATTTCGTGCCCCTCAAGTCTCGCGTGGCCGTTGCCGGTTCAACCGCACCCTTCAGCGGCAAAGCGGGCACATCATTAACAGCAGGTCGCATTGGCCAGGTAGCTAACAGTTTATCATTTTCGATATTCAAAAAGGTTTTGTCGCCAATTAAATGGATACTCCGATCAAGAACGTCAGCTACGACCTCCTTGATCGGCTCTTTTTTTGACAAGTCCCAAATCAAGAACCCGATTGGGAACTCACCCGTAAGGCCATCGAAGACACGGCTAGGGACAACAAAACCACCTAAGTACCGCGCCTTCCATACCGATCGGAAACTTTCAAAAGCTTGTGAATTTATGTACTTCAGTTTGCCAAACACTGCGACAGTTGCACCCGGTATTTCTAGCTGGACACGTGCGAGAAATTGCGTCAGCAGCTCGTTTGTAGCTTTACCGTATGGCTTCATGGCTGACGTTGCCAGTTTAGACCGCGCTACCCCAGTTTTACTCTTATCCACTCCCTGACTGGCAACGTTGTCGGAGCTCGTTGCCTCTGCATAAGGCGGATTAATCAAAACAAGGATTTTTTTAGCGCCTTTTATATTTTGATTAGAGGCGACAATGGCATCGCGAAGCTCCTCGGGTACCTTCTGACTTAGACTATAGTCGATCGTACCAAACTCGGATATGTCATCGTTAAGATAGTCGTACTGGAATTTGCTTGCTCCTGCGCAGGTATGGCTTGCTGCCATTACATCAACGTCTGCTTGATCAAGAGTGCTCATGAAAACGTTTCGGTAGTTCGTGTGCTTAACTTCTAGATTACCAACACCACAACACATGTCCCAGACGATATATCGTTGTTGCCATCTCTTACCGAGAACACTTGCGAGTTCATCATATGCCTTGTCGACGACACGTAGTGGCGTGAAATAGGCCCCTTTGAATGCCCTTTCATCCAGAGGCAGAAGCGTATCTCGTCTCTCCAATAGGTACTGCCGATATTCTTCCTCAGGCGGCCTGTCGTAGATCGCCCAGAAATTGCGATACCCACTTAAGCCATTCAACGCGTACAAATGTCCGTATAGAAGGAACACAGGTTTATCGTCATCATGGAGGAGCTTTGCCGACAAATCGCTTATCGCGGCCTTCTTGCCATCGTGCATAATATCTGCGAAAAACAAAAGCGCGTAATCTGAAGGCTTGACGCCGTTTAAGTCTGAGCCAATCAAATCAACCCAGCGGTCAAAAACCTGCCGCAGATTATCAGGAGTTATAGCGGTTCTGATTATCTTTCCGGCTTTGATTGCAGATTTAACTGCCCCAATGAAGTTCGCTTCATCATCAGCGACAGTATAAACAACAAAGTGCGCCTCGATGTATGGGGCGGCCTTGGCTGCCAGCGCCCTGTCAACTTTTGATCCTGATTTCGGCCACCTCATCTCCTTGCTGTCCAGGAGTGGAAATGCCTTCTCTGTCTCCATTATGGCAGCTTTATGTGGATCTATGACACATAGAAAGGGAGGAATTGGCTCCCCTAACTTTCGCGCCGCTCTCACATAGAATAATAGCTGAGTAAACATCATCACTGGGGCGGTCGAAACGCCCTTTGCCTCGAACCATACTTCTTTTGTTCGAATATCGACAAGGGTTTTATTATAGGCTTTCAGCCCTAAGGCCTTTATGTAGGCGTCCTTTACGTCTTCTTCAGTCTTCGCCGAAAGCAAATCATTTTTCAGGCTCATGCCAAGCGTACCTAGATCGGTTAAAGAACCGTTCCACAGTTTCGCATTTCCGGACGAGTGGCAAGCGCCACCTCTGAGTTCCAAGCTGCTTCGCCCTTGTGATCAACGGGGAAAATTGCGCCAAAGCGGAAGTGCCGCAAGCCGCTAAGTAGATGCGTGCCCAAAAGAACGCCTCGCTTTAATATCGTGCCAGCAGCGCAGCCCACGAAGGTAAGCCTCGTCAGTGGATATGGCGGGGCATGGCGGCAGCTACGCGATCGACGGATAAACGTAGAACCCCTTTGCCGTCACTGTACGGAACGCGGCTTCGTAACCCCAGCCTCTGAGGTCGATCATATCAAGCCCAAGGCGCTCGGCGGTGAAGACCTGTGGGAAAACACGCAGAGCCTATGCAAGGCCTGCCACCAAGACAAAACCCGCGAGGACGTAAAGCGCATCCGGAGGGGATGGTGAGCTTATATCGCATCACCGTGCCCGGCCGCAGCTTCGTCACGCTTCACGCCAATTTTCCCAGCGGCTCGACCGCATCAAAGTGTTTAGCCGCTAAACATTTTCCACTTCCGCCGAAGCCAATCCGAGAATGGATAGCCGAACGCCGGCGGGAAGGTCATCTGGCCCATGCACAAACGGAATTGCGGGTTTTGAATGCGAGTGTCTTCAATAACGTGCCGCTGATGCCGTCCCTGCCCCATGTCCAGAATGGCACAATCACTTACATATTCGGCTGCGCTCGCATCGCTACTTTGTTCAAGCTAAGCTTTGGCTGATTACTCCGACCACACACATGACCCGGTTGCCTTTGTAAAAAACGAACCTAAATGACGCCGGTACGAGTGGAGTAAAAAATGTCTGACGAAATTATCCAACTAGATGCTGTTGAGCTTGCAACCGAACTGACGATTGCATGGCTATCGAACCCAAATACGCGAACGTCAGCCGACGATGTTCCAGCGTTTCTTGCCCAGATGCATTCCAGCGTTCAGTCACTGATGGGCGGTGCCAGTGAGGCAAACGCGCCTGCTGCTGACGCAGAGGAATACACCCCCGCGGTCTCGGCACGGAAATCGCTGGCCAACCCCGACGTCATCATCAGCATGATCGATGGGAAGCCCTATAAGACGCTGCGCCGGCACCTCACCACTAACGGCATGACGCCAGAGCAGTATCGAGAGCGGTACAACCTGAAAGCAGATTATCCCATGGTTGCCTCAACCTATTCGGAAGCGCGCCGTGCGATGGCTCTCAGGATCGGTCTAGGTAACACCCGCAAGGGCGACAGTCCGACGCCGAAAGCTCCAGCCAAGTCGAAAAAGCCAAAAGCTGAAACCGCTGAGTAATCAGAGGCTGGCACCCTACCTGGGGGCCAGCCTTCATCTCGCGTCGCACGACCGCCGGACGGCCGGTGCATGCCATACTTGATCATCCCGCACCAACCGGCAACGGTGACGCCAAACGGCACGGAGAAGATCGAAATGAAGTCTGGCAGCGCCGCGCTCGCGGCTTACCGGGAGTGGGCGCAAAGTACCGTATGGTTTCACAGACCATGCCTTTATGTTTTGAACATTCTGTTTATAGCCATCGGCTTCGCTTTCATTGTGGAGATTCCCGTCGAGGTACTCCTCAACGTCACCAAGAAAGCGGGCCGCACACTACCAAACGGCAAACAAGTCCTGATACTCACCACATCTATGAAGATCATGATGGGTATTAGCCTGGTAATGGTTTCGGCAATCTCGGGCGGACTTGCAGGTCTGATGCGATCACTCTATCGGGGCGGCATCTACGACAACTGGTGGTCGCTTTTGGGTTCGTTTGTGGCTTTCGCCACACTAGTCCTTTATATTGGACATGTGATACGCCAGATCACGAACGCCCTAAGCAGTGTAAGCGGAGATGTTTCGCTGGTCATTGCCTTCTTGACCGCATGGCTGCTTCTTCTGGGTTACGCAGCCAAAGTCCCTTGGGACGAGTTTCGAGATCGCTGCGCTGCCTACTGTGAAGGCAAATCGGGATTGAGGCTTTATTGGGACGAGCAGCAACGCCGAAAGGCGGCAGCGACCCAGCATCGACGGCGGCGGCTCAGCAGGCGCAATCGAGCCTGACTGAGTTTGCCTGATACGTCAGAAGACCATGCACCGACGGCGGAGGTGAAATTGGTGCGAAGCGAAGGGGGCAGTCAAAATCTGAGAAACCGCCGTCCTTGGTAACAGCCACCCCCTCAGATTTGCTCGGCCCTGAGATAAAATACCTTAACTGTCTCCGCGGGTTTCGCGCAGCTTGGCGAACTCCTTCAGACCAGGATGAGCTTTCAACCTGCTAGCCGCGTTATCCCACCCTGCGTCCGGATCCGTATACTGGAACGTCCAGCCACTGCCGCCCTTGCCGATGCCTCTTCGATAACCGACCACCGAGTATTGATAAAGCGTTTCGAGCGCTTGATCTGCTGGCACAGTCTTGCTCGCTTTGCGCTTGCCCCAGCTTTCCTCAAATTCGTCGCGTGAAAACGTCAGCGTGGTAATTTCGGAAATCGCCTGAAGGGCCTCGGCCCACTTATCCCAATGGGGATTGATTTCATCATCAAGCTCTTGCTTTAGGTATTTTGAATATGGCTCTCTCGCAGCGACAATATCCGTATTCTCGATGATGTCAGCGTCGGGCTCAGTACGAAGCGCCAATTCTGCAATAAAGTTTAAGAATTGTATTACGTCTCTTGGCCTCAAAAACGTTCTGGCGATAATGTGGCCCCACTTGGACTGTGAACCTCTGATAGGGAGCCCGTCCTCTATCTGGTCCCAGCCGATACCACTCCCGACTTTTGCTTCAATCCGGCGATCAATAAGTTCGCGTAAGGTGTTTGTGTTCCACTCAAGTTGAACTGCCGAAGACTGCGTTATCTTATTTTTGTCAGAGAATTTCATAGCCTCCCACAGGTCAGTTCGAAGGTAGGCGATTGGGCAGATTTTACCTAAAGTCTTCTCGTCACTGAATATCGACCGAGCGGCGAGGACCAACCCGATTAACATTCGCTCATGTTTTTCGTCTAGGGTACTGAGACCCTGATCAAGCTCGTCAAAGTGTAGAAAGAGGCGCTTGATACCACTCTGCCCCATCATTACCGTTGCGTTTAAAAGCAGCGCGTCGGTCAATAGGTCGACGTTCGATGATAGACCGCCTTTCTCTGACTCAAAATCTACCTGACCTAACGACGCCCCCATGAATGATGGCTTGAATGAGCTCTTAGATAGCTTGATGGCTTTTGGTCGTAGAATTTCACCAAGATCGGGGCGTGCGCCGCCATAGTTATCGGTCAAAAAGTTATAGGCGGCTTTTTGAGAATCCCTGATCATCTTAAACTTCGCGTGTTCCAAGAGCAGGGCGTTTGCCTTCACCGCGATAAGGTAGCGCCAAGAGCTTACGTAGCTTTCGATCTCAGAGGCCCCGAGATTAACGCGCTCCTTGTGTGTATTCCACGGGTAGTTCCGGAGATTAAGCGCCGAGCTGATGCATTGGGGCTGCGCTAGCGTGAAATATCTCACCAGCGCCGTCTTCCCAGACCCTTTCCGACCTAGCACGAGATGTTTTCTGGCTGATTCCACCGCATCGACGGCAGGCGTGCGGACAAAATAGTCCAAAATCGTTGCGTCTTGTTCGGCAGCAACATCACCGAAAAAACTTATGTCCGCAAGATAACCCATATGAAGCCCCCAGAGATCCAGGCCTTCATTGGCGCATAAGTACTTGGATGAAAAGGGGACCAAAGCCGAAGAAAGCCCATGACGCTGGCCCGTCCAGCAAGCCCGTGATGCCGGATTACCTGACGGCAGCAGCGCAGGACGTGTGGTTTGAAGAGATCGAGTTCGTTGTCGCCAACGGCATCAACGCCAGCCACTCCACGATCTTTGCGACCTATTGCAGCATCGAAGCGCAATGCCGCTCCATCTTTGCATCGGGTGAAGTCCCCCGCGCTGCCTTCCTGAGCGAGAAGCGAAAGTTGGCGGAATTGCTGGGTATTGGCGGGCTTTCCGGCCGCACCACCAACGGCACCAACGCCAACCCTCTACAGGCAGCAGCCAATCCCTACGGCGCACTGCCGGACGCCTGAGCGTGCGAAAGGGCAAAAGCCATTTTGCCGATGTAGCGGTGCGCTACGCGGAGCAAATTGTTGCCGGTGAGATCCCGGCTTGCTGGCAAATTCAAACGAGCTGCCGCTTCTTCCTCACAGATGTGGAGAGCGAGACATGGACGCTTAACGCAGCCAAGGTGGAACGCGTCTGCCGTTTCGCTGAGACATTCCCGTATTTGGAAGGCCCATTGGCGGCGAAGAAGCTGACGCTTCGCTTGGAGCCGTGGCAGGTTTGGATTCTAGCTGCGCTTTTTGGTCTCGTGGACAGCGATGGTTTCCGCAAACACCGTGAAGCCTTTATCGAAATTCCACGTAAAAACGGCAAATCGACTTTTGCCGCCGTCATTGCCCTCTACATGCTGGTGGCCGATTACGAGGCGCGAGCGCAGGTTTATATCGGCGCATCGAACCGCAACCAGGCCAGCTACTGTTTTGAGCCGTGCCGCGACATGGCCCTCCGCTCTACGGGCTTTGTCACGCATTACGGTGTCGCCGTTACCAAGCAGAAGATCGAGACGCGCGACGGCTCATTCCTAGAGCGCATGATCGGTGATCCGCCCGACGGATCGAACCCACACCTCGCCATTCTCGATGAGGCACACGAAAATCATAACTTCTCGAAGCAGCGCGAGACAATGCAGACCGGTATGGGTGCCCGCACTCAGCCGCTGCTCATCACCATCACGACGGCGGGTTTTAACGAGGCTGGCGATTGCCGCCTTCTGCAAGCGCAGTGCGAGCAGGTTCTAGCCGGCGAACTGACGGATGCTCGTCGTTTCTCCGCCATCTACACCATCGACAAAGACGACGACTGGCGGGATTTTGAGGTCTGGAAGAAGGCCAACCCCAATGTGGGCGTCAGCTTCACGGAAGCCCGTCTAAAGGAATACCACCAAACGGCCTTGGACGTGCCAAGCCAAAAGCCCGGTCTCCTGACCAAGCACCTGAACGTATGGCAGTCGAGCAGCACCGCGTGGGTCAACATGCGGGATTGGGACAACCACAACACCGCCCTGCCCTTCGATCAGGTCATCAACCGAGGCTACAAAGCCCATATTGGCTGCGACATCAGCCGCGTCTTGGACGTGACGGCGATTGGCCTGCTGGTCGAGGTGCCCACCGATGGAGAACCCGAACGGCATTTCTATCCATTCCTCTTCCTCCCTGAGATGGCAATTCAGCGCCAGCCCAAGAACGCCGCTTCGTACCGGGAATGGGCGGCGAGCGGCGACCTGACGCTGACGCAGGACGACGAAACGGATTTTGCCGCCGTGGAGGCTAAGCTGCGCGAGTTGTGCGGCCAGTTTAACGTGCAGGGCATCGCCTTCGACCAGTGGCAGGCCGCGATGATGGCTCAGCGCCTTGGTGAAAGCGGATTGCCCGTCCGTACATACCCCCAGAACTTCCCCAACATGCACCCGCCGATGAGCCGTTTCGAGAAGCTGATCGCTCTTGGCCACCTCAAGCATGACGGCAATCGCATGATGCGATGGATGACCGGCAATGTGGTCGCCAAACAGCACGGCGAGTTCATCAAACCCGTAAAGCCCGCTCGTCTCGATCACGCAAAGATCGACGGGTTCGTTGCGATGATGATGGCACTCGGCCTTGCCGGCGTTGAGGTAGCTCCAGCGCAAGTGTGGCTCGACGTTTTGGATTGATCACGCCAGCGGGAGGAATTTTCCCTCCTCGACAGCCGTATTCCATAGCCGCTTGAACCAACGCCATTTCGCAACGACGGAGCGGTCGTGATTTCGCTCATTACAAAAGTGGTTGATCCGCTCGACTATCGCATAGCCATCAAGAACCCCTAAAAGTTGATCGAGGCCCGGACGGGCGGTGGAGGCATGAAGGACGGTGTTCAGAATAAACTGCCCGTCATATTCATCTTGCAAAACCACTGCCGGCCATTTGGTTTGAAATAGTCCGGTGGCCCTACCATCTGCAACAAAATCTGCGGTCATGGTAATACGCGGGGGATCGCCATTGCGATCCGCTGAATAGGCATCTGCTATCGCAGGCCCAAACATCAAGTCTGCTTGATGATATATAAGCCCTGCTACTATGCCACCTCTGATGAGCACTCCTCGCTTTAGAAGCGCCGTACTAATGGAGGAACATGCCATAAGGAGGTAAACCATCCCGACCTCAGAGCGCGGAGCGCTCAGCAAAACACTGTCGGAAAACTGGCTGTACCTAACCGTATCATCGTTAAAGGCGGCGAGCACCTGACGGAACGCAATAAGACTGGACGAGACCGTCGCACGTGCGGCGGGATCGGTCACGCTACTTTCGACCAGGTTCTTGAACCCCAGAACGTCGAGAAAAGCGACGTACCTGTCTTCATACGCAAACTCGTCCGCTGCAGAATTCATCAGGCAATCCGTTTTGCTAAGTAGAGAATGGGAGTCATTACACAATTTTGGGGTCGCCTGACTGGTAGTGAACCTACCATTACAAATAGCGCGGACCTCCTCAAGTCGTTTGGCGAGGGAGACCACGCCGGGCAGTCCGTAACCACCAAGTCCGCTATTCAGACCAGCGCGGTTCTCTGCTGCGCTCGCGTTATCGCGGAGGGTTTGGCGCAGGTTCCCTGCAAGGTCTATCGCGACGACAGCACAGGATCGCCCGTCGAGGCGAAGGAACATCCGCTTTATTTTCTCCTGAACCGGAAGCCCAACGATTGGCAGACCAGCTTTGAGTTCCGGGAACAGATCGGTTTTCATCTCGCGCTGACCAACAACGCGTTTATCTTCAAGAACCGCGTGAACGGCAAGATCGAAGAGCTTTACGCCTTTCTGCCTGGCACCGTCACTGTTGAGCAGGCGGATGACCTAACGCTCACGTACAAAGTCCAAGACACCAAAGGTCGTTTGAGGACGCTCCCAGCCGACGACGTTTGGCACATTCGCGGACCAAGCTGGGACGGCATTCAGGGCCTCGACGCGATCAATCTGGCCGCGAAGACGATTGGTCTCTCGATGGCGACCGAGGAATTCGGCAGCAAGTTCTTTGAGAACGGCGGTCGCCCCGGCGGCATCATCACCACGAAGGCTGGTTCAACCCAACTCACGCCGGAGCAGCGTAACGATATCAAGACGCTTTGGGCCGCGCAGCATCAGGGCAGCAAGAACGCCCACAAGACCGTGATGCTTCCGTTCGATCTGGACTTCACGTCCGTTTCCACAAACGCAAACGAAGCCCAGTGGATCGAGAGCCGCGAGTTCATCATCAAGGAAATCTGCCGCTTTTTCCGCGTGCAGCCCATCATGGTCATGGCCAGTGACGCGACCAGCTATGCCAGCGTTGAGCAGCTATTCCTGAATCACCTGATGCACACGCTTATGCCTTGGTACAAGCGTTTTGAGCAGTCGGCGGAAGTCTCGCTCTTCACCAAAGCGGAATTGCTCGCCGGATATTCAGTGAAGCTGAACAGTAATGCGCTGTTGCGTGCCAACACGGCCGACCGCGCTTCCTACTACCAGACCATGCGTAGCATCGGCGCGATGACGGCCAATGAGGTCCGCGCCAAGGAAGACATGCCCCGTCATCCCGACGCGGAAGCTGACAAGCTGGCCCCCGCTGCAAACATCTTCGGTGGCGCCAATAAGACCCCCAACGAGCCCCAGGCGGGCACCTCCCAAGAACCAAACAATAACGAGGTAAGCAAGTGACCACCATTGAGCAAAAGGCGGTCGCCCGCCTCGAATGCAAGTTCGACAGCGTAGACGACACCGACGGCAAAATGACGTTCAGCGGCTACGGATCAGTTTTTGGAAACGTGGACAGCTACGGCGACGTCGTTGCGCCCGGTGCATTTCGTGCTTCCCTTGAGGAACACAAAGCCGCTGGAACCAGCCCCTTGATGCTGCTGAACCACGATGCGTGGGAACAGCTACCAATCGGCATCTGGACCAGCTTGGAAGAGGACGCTTACGGCCTCAAGATCACCGGCCAGCTACTCGACACTGCGATGGGTCGCGACACCTACACGGCGTTGAAGGGTGGTGCGATCAGCGGTCTATCGATCGGCTTTCGCGTGCGGTCTTTTCAGGTCCGTCAGACGCAGGATGAACCGCTTCGCACCATCACGGAAGCGGAATTGATCGAGGTCAGCGTCGTCACTCTTCCCGCCAACGTCAAAGCGCGCGTGCAGGCCGTTAAGTCGATGGGTCAGGAAATGAGCGTTCGCGATCTGGAAGCCCTGTTGCGCGATGTCGGTCTTAGCAAGAGCGAGAGCATTGCAGTCGCCAGCCAGTTCGAGAGCAAGAAGGAACTTGCCGAGAACATGGCGGTGGAAATGGCAATCAAGAGCCTGATTGGCAAAATGAAAGCCGCATGAGCGTCAACCGATAAGTAGATTACAAACCAAGCACGGAGGGATTCTGGCGTCAAGGTTTACTCAGAACAATCGAGACAAAGGAGCCCCTAATGGCCGATCTCAACAACGAAATCTCGAAGCTGGTGACGGCATTCGAGGAATTTAAAGGCACTAATGACGACCGCATTGCTCAGATTGAAGCCAAGGGCAGCGCAGACTACGTAACCACCGACAAGCTTGCAAAGATCAACTCCGATCTAGCTTCCTTGCAGTCCGCAGTTACCGATTTTGGCAAAAAGTCCAATCGCGTAGCAACCGGCGAAGGTTCGGCTCAGGAAGACGAATACAAGTCGGCATTCGACAAGTGGGCACGTAAGGGCGACCGCTACGAGGCAGAGCTTGAGAGCAAGGCGCTCGTCACCAACGACACCACCGGCGGCTTTCTCGTACCAAAGACCGTTGAGTCAGGCATCCGTGCCGACCTCCGCACTCTCAGCCCAATCCGCGCTGAAGCAAACGTCATCTCGACTTCGAACGACCGTTACACGTTCCTTCTCAACAAGCGCGGACTGACCGTTGGTTGGGTTGGCGAAACTGATGCACGTCCCGAGACTGCAACTCCAACGCTGGCCGAAGTGACCCTGCCTGGTGGCGAAATCTACGCCAACCCAGCAGTTTCGCAGCGCGCCCTTGATGACAGCCAGTTCAATCTCGAAGCATGGCTTACCACTGAGATCGTCAACGAAATGGCGATTGCAGAGAACAAGGCTTTCGTTAACGGTGACGGCGTGAACAAGCCAAAGGGCTTTGTTACCGACGCCAACATCGCGACCGTCAAGACCGGCGCAGCCGCTGCTCTGCCCGCAGGCGCGGACTACCTGTTCAACTTGATCTACAAGATGGATTCGGCTTACCGCGCAGGCGCTAAGTTCTACTCCAACGGCGCAGTTTCGGCTTCGCTTCGCACGGTCAAGGACAGCACTGGCAACTACATCTGGCAGCCTTCGCTAGTTCTGGGTCAGCCAGCAAGCATCGCTGGCTATGCTCACGTCGAGCTCGAAGACATGGATGCGGTTGTTGCTGGCGGCGTGCCGCTCGCCTTCGCGAACATGAAGCAGGGCTATACGATCGCGGATCGCATCGGCGTTCGCACGCTTCGCGATCCATACACGCACAAGCCATTCGTCCACTTCTACGCGACCAAGCGCGTATCGGGCATGGTAACGGACGCTAAGGCATTCGTGCTGCTGAAGGTTCAGGCGTAAGCTAACCGCCGCAAGGCAAACGGGAGAGCGGGCGGAAACGCCCGCTCTTTCCAGTTCAAGGCTATTGATCGGCTAACGAGAATATATTGTTGCTCATCAAGTCACGACACGTACCTAACTCAAAGATTGTTCGGAAACTCTGCCTCCTTCCTCCATCGACCAGCCTTTCTCCCGAGTAATATCGCTCAATCTCGCCAAATTCGCTAAGAAGCTTTCCGCTTATTGCCTCGCGGTCTTGAGTCGACATGTTGTAAGCAGTTGCAATAACCTGCTTGACGCCTGACCCTCGATCGGGACTGAGAAGTTGTAAGTTTTGTGCAAGATACCCGAAGCCCATGAAAACGATCGTGTTGGCATCCTTTACGAGAGATCGTATTCGCTCTGTAGTCCCGGCGTCCGCTGACTCGGTATACGTCTTTATACCTTCTGCAACCACATTCAGGTCGACATCTCCAGAGCCTCCGAAGGGAACGTACTTCCGGTCATGAATGAGACTACCCACTTGGCCATACGCGTGTACGATCGTGGCTGAAGAAAACACTTTTGCCGCCTCATCTTCGATGCCGAAATAATCGCGTATCATGCGTAATAGGAAAGTTTCTAAGCATCGATCATAATTAAAGACGATAAATGACACGTTGCTAAACAGGTTACCGATGTTGCCCCTATGATGTCCGGCTGTAAGAATTCTTCCCAGCGCAGGATACCATGTCTTTCTCAGTTTTTGGACGCCGTCGTCACCTTGAAGCGGGCTTAGGTGGCTCCCCCGCTCCGCTTGTAGGATCGCCTGAGCTATGGCGAGCTTGCCCAGATAAACAAGGTCAGGGTCGTCGCGCTGAGACTCGAGATAGGTATCAATGGAACGAGCATAGGGAAGCGCCTTCCGCATCTGGATCGCCTTGTCGCGATAACTCTGCATTGGCGTAACCCAGTGGATGCCGTGGTGCTCCTGCGCGCGCTTCATCAGTGGCACGAGAATGCCATCGTGACTGAAGCCGTGAGGGCCCGTGTTTGGCGCTAGGTGCTGCGCAATCGAGTCCATCAGCGTGTCGCCGCTAGGTAAACCTAATTCGCAGCTTGCGCCCGCACCGACCACGAAAACCGTATTCTGCCGAAACATTCCATCCCTCCGCCCGCGATCTTGCCCGCAGCTAAGTATAGGATGGAAAACTCATCCGTCATCACATCGCAGGAAGTCAAAGAATGGTGCCGCATCGATGACGATGCAGACGACGCCACGATCGACCTTCTAATCCTCGCCGCACAAGATGCAGCGTCCCATTATACCGGCCTGTTGCTTGATCCGCCGACCTGCCCCGCAGCGATCAAGCAGGCAATCGCCGTGTTCGTCGCTGACCTCTACGCAAATCGCGAGGGTCAAACCGTTGGCGAAAAGACGTTTATGCGTCTTCTCAGCCCCTACCGCGTGACGTTCCTGTGATCGCAGCAGGCCCCTTGAACCGCCGTTTGACGCTTTACGCACCCGTGACGCAGCGAAGCGACACAGGCACGGAAAAGACCGCTTGGCGCACGCAAGGCACCGTCTGGGCCGCGCAGGAGAATCTATCGCTCCGCGAGATCGAACGCACTTCCGGGCTCACATCCGTTGCCGAAGCCAAATTCGTCATCCGTTACCGCCCCGGCATCACCGAACAGTTTGAGGTCGTGTGCGAAAAGCGCCGGTACACCGTCGTTGCAGTGGAGCAGATCGGACTTCGCGAGGGCTTGAGGCTCTTGGTGAAGGCCGTCTGATGGCAAACCGTCAGAACTTCTCCATGGACGGCTTCAAGGAATTGGAAGCCGCGCTCAAAAAGCTGGGGCCAGAGGTTGCGACCAAGGCCGGTGCAGAGGGAACGCGAAAAGCCACCAACGTGATGCGCGATGCCGTCAAGAAAGCCGCTCCGCGTGGTGATCAGCCGACCAAACGCACTTGGCGGAACAAGGACGGCTCGCAGGGCACGGCCGATTACGGCCGTCTGTATGAGAACATCAAAAGCCGGAAGCAGCGCAGCAGGAAGTCGCACACCATCCGTTACGTGGTGACGACCGGGAGCGCCTTTTGGGGTCGCTTCTCCGAATTTGGCACCGAACACGAACCCGCGCGTCCGTGGTTCAAGCCAGCCGTCGATCAAGTTGCCGGAAAGCTGGTGGATGCGCTCAGAACTGAATTTGGAAAGGCCATCGACAAAGCGGCCAGAAAGGCTCGCAAATGATCGAAGCCACGCTTACCAAATTGCTCAGCGCAGCATGTCCCCGGACCTATCCCGTCGTGGCACCGCAGACCGCCAAAGCCCCGTTCATCGTTTACACGCGCGTCAGCACTCCCCGGTTGCGAGACTTCGACGGATCGACGGGAATGGCGATGCCCACGTTCCGTGTTGATGCTTACGCCGATGATTTCGACACGGCCCGCGCACTCGCAAGCAGCATCCGCGTCAAAGTCGATGGATACCGGGACAAGGACGTGCAGGAAATTGCGCTGATCGGCGAGCAGGACATGAGCGACCTCGTAAGCACGCCGGGACGCACTCGTATCATGATGGAGTTCAAGATCGCGCATTCGGAATGAGTGCCTGAATAAGTAATGGCGAGGCCCGCTTGTTGGGCTGAGTCCAATAAGAAGGAGCCAATAATGGCCGCAAACACAATTAACTCGGCGGGCACTAAGCTCGAAATCAACCTGACCGGTTCCGTTTATACTCAGGTCAAAGGCTTCACCAGCTTCAGTGGTCTTGGTGGTGGTTCTGCTGCCGTGATCGACACCACGGACTTTGATAGCGCGGCCAAGGAAAAGGCAATGGGCCTGCCCGATGAGGGTCAGGTTTCGATCGGCTTGCTGTATCTACCTGCTGATGCCGGTCAGGTCGGTATGCGTACCGTTCGTAACACCCGCGCAGCTACCAAGTTTCGTATCACTCTCGTCAACGGCTTGAAGTTCGACTTCACCGCATACGTTCTCACTTTTGAGCGCGGCGCAGAGCAGGACGATCAGGTAAAGGTTTCCAGCAATCTGGAAATCACTGGCGCAATCACTGAAACGGCTGCTGTCTAATGGTCACGCTGCTCAGTCGTTCTGCCTTGCTGTCGGCTAAGCTGCCGCACCGCGACGTCGCTGTCCCAGAGATGGGCGATGGCGTCGCGGTTCGCGTTCAGCAGATGAGCGTGAATACCCGCGCATCCTATCTGGAGCGCATTCGTCAAAATCAGCAAGCGCAACTCGATTACGAGGACGACCAGTATCTTCCGCTGGCCGACCAGAAGGGCGTCCCCAAGCCCGCCGACCTCGATATCGGCATCCTCGCAATCATTCACAGCCTCGTGGACGAAGACGGCAAAACGCTATTCGTTGAGGCGGATATGCCGCTATTCAGCACGTGGTCGCAGAACGCCGTAACGCGGATTTACGAAGCCGTCATCGAGATCAACAATTACGATAAGTCGATGGGCAAGCTCGTAGAGTCCGAAAAAAAAGACTGAGAACTGATCCCCTTCGCCGTTTCCAATTTCGTTTGGCGATGGGTCTGGGAAAGACCCTCTCGGAAATCGAGCATGTTGGCCCCGATGAAATGGCCGGCTGGATGGCCTTCTGGCAATTGGAGCCGTGGGGCTGTCCGGCCGACGATCATCGCGCAGAACTCGGCCTAAACCTGCTTTACGCCGTAAACAGCAAGTCGAACGCCAAAATCCCCCTCTTTATCGATCGCGACCCCGAGGGGCGCGTCAAGTTCGATCCAACACCCGAGCAGTTGGACGATAACATCATGGACTTCTTTCTTGGCAAAACGATCAAGGTGGAAGCCGTTGAGGAAGTGCCCGCCCTCCCCGCACCAGCAAAAAAGACACGGAAAACCCGCAGGGACAAAGGCCTAAAGCGCGGTCCCCGCAGCAAGCCAACGCCTCCCGCTAAGTAATCGACACTTAGAGCGCGGGAGTACCAATGGCTCAACAGATCGCATCACTTTACGCCAGTATGAGCCTGAACAGCGCCGCATTTATCAGCGGACTGGAACGCGCAACCAAGGCTACCAATCGAGCCAGCAGCGCAATCGAAACTGGCATGAACCGCGCCTCTTTGGCGATCAAGGGTTTCGCTGCTGCCTTTGTGGCCGACAAGGCAATCGACGGGGCAAAAAAGTACCTTGAATACGCAGACGCTTCCAAGAAAATGGAAGCTCAGATGAAGCTGGCTACCGCGCAGTTTGGTAATCAGGGCACGGCAATGCGCGATGTTAATAAGATTGCGACCGAAACCCGCAGCAGCATCAGCGGCATCAGCGATCTGTATGCCAAGTTCATGCCGACAACGAAGGAGTTGGGCAAAAGCCAGCTTGATAACGCTCGCGCGGTCGAGACATTCAGCAAGGCCATGAAGGTCAGCGGTGCTGATACAGCGTCGCAGATGTCCGCCACGTTGCAGATGGGTCAGGCCCTATCCGGTACGAATGTACAGTGGGAAGAGCTTGGCGCGATCATGGACGCCAGCCCGCGTCTCACACGCTTGTTCACAGAAAGTCTCGGCGTCACGCGCGGCGAACTCAAGAAAATGGCCGAAGACGGCAAGCTGACCAGTCAGATGCTCTACGACGCACTGACGAACAAGAAGATGACGACGCAGATTGATGCGGAATTCAAGGAACTGCCGAAGACGTGGGAGGAATCCCAGACGATCATCGAAAACGGCCTGATGAACTTGGTTGGTGCGTTCGACCGTGGCGCTGGGATCAGTGATGGGCTGACCGACGCTATGAGCGAAGGCTCAGACGCCATGGATGCCCTTGCTCGTAATGCAGAAGACGCCGGTATTGAAATCCGCGCGCAGTTTGCGGGCCTGCACGACGCGTTCTTCCCCATGGGCGAAGGCGCAGCAACGGTGTTCGACCTAATCCGCAAAGACGCCGATTATACCCGCGAAACCATCGGCAACATGCTCCGTCTCATCGACAAGGTGCATAACGCCTATGCGGCAATGGATAATTGGGGAACGAAGATCGAGAACGGCAGTAAGCGCGTTCTCAACCGGGCAATCGACCGCGCTGGCGGCGGGCAACACTTCGAAGAGAAGCCCCTGATTGCTGATTGGAACATGGGCGGTGATTACGACGCGGGCTACCAGAAAGCCCGTCGTGGGGCCCTTCGCAGCCGCCTGGTTCGTGGCATCCGCATGAACGGCGGAAACAAGTACAAGGCGTTTTCTGGCAAGGGTCAGACTGACGAGCAGCTTATCGCTACCAGCCGCAGCGTTCAGGCAGATGTCGCGGCCGGTCGCACGGTTGTTCGGGGCACAGGTCGCAGCACGCTCAAGCCACCTCCCGGTAAGCCCAATTCCAAGCCGCGTGGCGGTTCGGGACGCAGCCCAGCCGAGAAGGCCCAGCATGATGCTGAGCGTCATGCCGAGAAGGATCGCAAGGATCTAGAGGCGTTCACCAGCGATAAGAACCGCAGCCAGCGTGAGGAACTGGACAGCGCAGCCGGTCTGGCCAGCACGGCAACCGAGCGATTTGAGTTTGAGCGTCAGTCGCTTGAGCAAGACCGCAAAAGCCGCATGGATCAAATCGACAAGGACGGCCACAAAGGCAGCAAGCGATATACCGAGGCCCAGGTCGAAGAGCTCAAGGCCATTGAGGAGCGGATCACCGCCAACAAGCGGCAGGCAATCGGCTTTCAGGAAGTAGAGTTTAACCAGCAGGAAGAGTTGAAGCTGAAAAGCGCCAGCATCGCGAACGCGGAAGAGATGCTGCAACTCGACGCCAATATGGCGCGCACCGCCAAGGATCGTCGTGACGCGGAAACCCGCCTTCTCGATCTTCGGATGCAGCAGGAAAAGCTGGCACTCGATGCCATCATTGCCAGCCGCGACAGCACGGAAGCTGAGAAGGAGATTGCGCGTCGTCGTCTTGCGATGCTGCCTGCCCTCCGTGAGCGTCAGCAGAAGTCCGTTGACCGTCAGAATATGGGTCCAATGGCCAACTATCTCGATGCCATCCCCCGCACGGCCAACGAAATCAACGAAAGCCTTGAGAACGTGCAGGTTCAGGGACTTGAGAGCCTACAGAGCGGGCTCATGGATGCCATCAAGGGTGTTGGCTCGCTCAGCGATGCATTCGGAAACATGGCCGACGCGGTAATCGACGGGCTGTTGAAAATCGCGTTGCAGCAGATGCTTATCAAGCCGCTGGGCGACCTCCTGTTTGGTGCATCCGGTGGCGGTGGAGGAGGCGGTGGCCTGTTTGGTTCGCTGGTGTCGGGAATTACCGGCGCGGTTGGCGGCGGTAAGGGTGTCACCGGCAAGGCCAACGGCGGCATGGGTAACAAGGGTCGTTATCTCGTCGGTGAGCACGGACCAGAACACATCGACGTTGGCGGCCCCTTCCACGTCACGCCCAATCACAAGCTGGACAACGTGCGCGGTGGCAATTCGCCATCTATGAATGTGACGTTTGGCGCGATCACCAGCAACGATCCAGCGGCCGTCAAAGCAATGGCCACACAGGCGATCGCGGAGATGATGCCGATGATCAATCAGAACGCGGCAAACCACACTCTGAGCAAGCTGCAACGTCCGCGAATGTAGGTGGCCTCACTCCGCAGCTAGATCAACGTCTATGTCACCCGTCTCTTCGCCAAATACACCATGAGCCTCGTCAAGTAAGCCCGCCTCCAAATGATGTTCAAAAGTATCGAGAAGCCGCGTATAAAACCCCTTAACGTCTGGATCCGACGAGATCCACCGGATTTGGCTATTGTCTAATCCACCTCGTAGAAGTTTTACGGCATCTTCACTCGTAAGCGCATCGAAAAATGGCTCAATTTTTGAGATCGCCCAATGTGTAACCGAGAAACTTGGACTCGTTACCAGATCGTCGATAACCTTTGCCTTCTCGGCATCGATCTCCAGATTGATACTATCAAAGTGAGCGTTTAGGAAAGGCTTCAGCTCTTGGTGGAGTTTTAAGGATCCAGACTTTTTGGCCGCCCATTCGTCGGTAAGAAATTGGTGGGGTGTACCATTCTTAAACGCAGACTGGTAGTCACCGTCTTTTGAAACAACATGCAACGTCTCGCCATCCGGCACCTTAGTGAGCAAATATTCCCAATTTATTTGGTCGCCAAGGGATTTACCCTTTCCTGGGGGATTTCCTACGTCCCGACGCAATCTCGCAGCCTCGATCATTTCCGGAGTAACGTCGCCAACTCCAGCGCCATCGAAAAGCGCCTTCACTAACTTGTCAACAGCCAGCGCGGTGGATGAGGCGTCCTTCTTTGCTTTTTGAATAAGCTCATTATGAGCTTTGTTAAAAGCATCCAAGCACGTTGAAAATGCCTTTTCTTCGTCAGATCCGATAAGAAACCGAGGAATTCCCTCGATTTTCTTCGCAGAGAACTTCTCAATGGACTCCGAAAGCTTCGTCTCGCGATTGCGAGCAAACTCCTCCTTCACCTGGATCGGAACATAGAGCACCAACTTCTGAGTTTTGAGCAGATCCGAGAGCTTGCTGAGCTGCTCAATGTCATCCTTTGTATAAGCAAAAAATGAGAGCAGAACGTTCGTATCAACGAATAAGTGGATCGACGGCAAACTGACTCTCCCAGACGTTCAAGCTAGCGCATGTTCGCTCAGCCGGCCGACTACGTCAACCGGCGGTAAACTAAGTATTGGATGCCCACGTATCCACTGCCCTTCCCCGCGAAAGCGCCCGCACGCGAAAAGCTGCAAATCAACAATCGCCAGACGGCGATGGAGAGCCCTCACACGCTCGCCATTCAGGTCGTCAACACGGCTTCGCAGTGGAATCTCGATTTCACTTGGCCGCGAATGAGCCTCGCTCGCGCGCAGGTTTTACAAGGCTGGCTCAACAGCTTGCAGGGTCAGGTCGGTACGTTCCGGTACTATCCGCGCTCCGCTACTAGGAACGCCACGACGGGCATTTCGCTCGCATTGGCCGCTTACAGCTACTCCACAAACGTCAGGCTATCAGGGTGGGCTCCCAACGCGGCCACAGGCGTATCCGTGGGGCAGTTCTTCCAGCTTGGCGACCAGCTTCTGCAAGTGACGGCGGTTGCCGCTACAGCGGATGCCAACGGGCAAGCCCTCGTCGAGTTTCAGCCCATGTTGCGCGCTAATTATGCAGCTGGCGCAGCGATCAATCTGGCAACGCCCAGCGGCGTGTTCCGCCTCGTAACAGCGGAAACGCCATCATTCGACCTCGATATCGACGGGCTTCCAACGTTCCCGTCTGTCATTGCCAAGGAGGCAATCTAATGCGTTTTGGCACAGACACAGCACTCGTCGCAGCCCTTGAAGCTGCGGGCATCACCACAGCGATTATGGCCACGCTGGAATTCAAAAGCGAAACGGTCAACGTCTGGACTGGCGCGCACCAGCTTGAGGTTCAAGGCAGCGCCGACAGCCTTCTGAACGGCAAGAAATTCGAACCACTCGTTCACGGCGTCGTCCTGAATATTGGTGACAACAGCTTTTCAATGAGCGGATCGGACCCGCTGGAAATCACACTGGCGATCCCCAGCGCGCCAAGTCAGGCGATCAGCGCAGCATCCGTTTACGCGGATGAATATCAGAGCCGAAACGCCACCTTGTGGCGCGCAATTATGATCGCATCACCCGTTCCCGGCGCTCCAGCCACATGGGCATTCCGTCGCGTTCGTAGCGGAGCAATGGATACCGTGAAGATCAGCAACGATGGCCTGTCGCACACCTTTACATTGGCCATCGAGGGACATGCCTCGCTTATCAGCAGTGCGACCGGTTCCAGCTATCTTGATCAGCGCCGTTTCGATCCAGCAGACGCCTCACAGGACTACACCGTCAGTTGCGCGAATGGTGATCCGGCACCGAGCAAGGCGAACATGAACGGCTGGCAGCGATTGGCAAACGACATGATGAGTCAGCAGCCATACGGCCCCCGTGGAGTGATGATGTAACCAGCTAAGTATTTGGATGAACGCACCATCCGAACTTGTCCGCGCTCCCGATTGGGAAGAGCGTCTCGCCGTACTACTTGATCGCAAATCCGAGGAGCCTTTCAAATGGGGCTCCAACGATTGCGCGCTCTTTGCCTGCGATGCCATCAAGGCAATGACGGGCACCGACCCTGCTGAAACATTCCGCGGCACATACAGTGATCGTGCCGGATCGGCCGAAGCCCTCCGTGTTCATGGCGAGGGCACACTCCTCAAGACCGTTAACGCCTGGCTAGGTGCTTCCAAGCATCCCGTGTTCGCGCAGCGCGGCGATATCGTGATGAAGGACCGCGCGACGCTTGGTGTCTGCGTTGGCCTCCATTCGTGGTTTGTTGGTGAGGAACACGGCCAACAGGGCCTTGTCGCCATCCCAACCGCTGACTGCACGAAGGCTTTCACCCTGCCCTTCGCGGCTTCCGAAGTGGAGGCGCGCTGATGTCCAAGATTGTCAAAACAGTCATCATCGTAGCGATCGCCGTAGCGGTTGTTGTCTTCGCCCCGCAGATCGCAGGCGTGCTGGCCAGTGTCGCGGGCTCCCTTGGTGTCACGGTTGCAGCATCGGCTATCTCGTCGGCCCTGATCGGAATGGGCATCAGCATGGCCCTGACGGCCGCCGCGACGCTTTTCCGAAAAGCGCCCTCGATGTCGCAGTCCATGGCGGATCGCCTCAACACCAGCGTGGTCCCTACTGCATCGCGCAAGATCATTTTCGGTACGACCGCTGGTGGCGCTGACGTTCGGTTCTTTGAAGGCGACCTCGATCTGCCATCCACCAAGAAGGACGGCTACGTTCAGGTTGTCGCCTTGGCGTCTCACCGCATTAACGCGCTCAAGCAGTTCTACGTTGAAAACGACCTTGTTTGGCAGAACGGCGCATTCGTCTCCAAGCGCAACGGTTTCGCGCCCACGAATCCGTTTCGCGTCGTCACGGAGGGCAAGCCCGGTAACGGCTTCTCAGTTGGCTCGGGCCGCTATTGGAACAGCAGCAGCACGTTCACGGGCTGCGCCTACTACGTGCCGTTCTGGAAGCTGGACGAGGAAGTCTGGGAAAGCGGCATCCCGCAGCGCCTTACGGCAATTGTTGAGGGTTGCCCGCTTTATGACCCTCGCCGTGACAGCACGCGCGGTGGCTCTGGCGCACACCGGGTCAACGATCAAAACACCTATGCATTCCGCGATGGCTCGACTGAGATTGGCCGCAACCCAGCTCTGGCGCTGCTGACTTATCTGCTGGGCTGGCGTATCAACGGCACGGTCGTCTGGGGTATGGGCATTCCTGCCAACCGCATCGACTTCGACAATTTCCGCACCTACGCAAACCTCTGCGAAGAGCGCGTTGCCGTTCAAGGCGGTGGCACGGTTCAGCGTTACGCGGTCGATGGCATCTTCTCGACCACGGACAGCCACGAGACGGTTATCAATGGCCTCACGGCTACGATGGGCTCCTGTAAGCTAACGGATCGCGGCGGCACCTACTGCATCGTTGGTGGCTACGATGACACCGCAGGCCCCAAGATCGCCTTTGATGCTGACGACTTGGTCGCTCCCGCAAATGGCTCCAGCCCCTACATCTGGAACCCCGCTCCCGCATCGCGCGAGCGTTTCAACATCGTTCGCGGTCGTTTCGCCAACCCTGAGGAACTGTATCAGCTCACCGATTGGGGCGACCCAATTGAGCGTGAGCCACTGGCTGACGGTATCCCCCGCACCATGTCGATCGACCTTGGTGCGGTCTCGAGAGCGGAAACCTGTCAGCGCATCGCCAAGCAGATGCTGCTCAGGGAATACCTTTGCCCCGGCATGTTCGCAGCGACCTTTGGCCCCAAGGCATTCGCTGTTGAGATTGGCTCGGTCATCACGCTTTCGCTGCCAGCAGAGGGTTGGAACAACAAACTGTTCCGCGTGATGGAGCAGGCCGAAAGCCACGACCTCTTTTTCCAGATGACACTCCGCGAGGAAGATCCAGCAATCTACGCTTGGGATCGCGAGGAAAAGCCATTGCCGGCGATGATCCGGCCGCAGGGCTATGACGCTTCGACCACCATCGCACCATCGAACCTTGCACTGACGAGCGCCAGCTACAGCGGAGCCAACGGCGTCAACGTCTCGGAAGTTCATGTCACGTGGACGCCCGAGTTGAGCGGTCGCGTCAACGGTATCCAAATCCGCAGCCGTCCCGCAGGCACCGACGCATGGTCTTCACAGGCCGAGCTATTCGATCCCAAAGTCGGCATGTTCACATTCACCTCGAATGCACCCGGCATCACTGTTGAGGTTGAAGCGCGCTTCCGCATGATGAGCGCCGTTTACTCGCCCTGGGAGAACGCCAGCGTTGCCACTGCCCCCGTTCTGATCAGCTACGACAGCGTTGACGGCACTCCGGGCAATCTCGCGGACATCAACGCTAGTGAGGGTGACAAGCTGGACGGCATTCAAGACGGCGCAACCGTGGGCGCCCCTGTGGGCACGAACGTTGGCAGCATCCCGGTTTCCGATCTGGTCAGCAAAATCGGTTCGCTTACCGCTGCTGGCTTTACCGATGACCAAGCGCCCCTAAGCCCAACGGGACTGACACTATCGAGCGTTATCACCGATGCCGGAACCACGCTTAATATCGGCTGGAATGCGGTCAACGCGGCGGATCTGGCCGGGTATGTGATTGCTCTGCGAGAAGCCGATGGCAGCTTCATCGAGTACACGACCACCGGCAACAGCTACAGCCGCACAGCTATCCCCCGCAATGTCACGATCACAGCCAAGGTGTTGGCTTTCGACAAAGCGGGCAATCGAAGCGCCTTTAGCGCGACGGTTAGCCACACAACCGCCAAGGACAATGTAGCGCCAGGAGCGCCGCTCAACCTCAGCGTCGAACCCTCGTTCACGACCGGCTTTGTCAGCTTCACGGCGCCAGCGGACAACGATGTATCGCGCGTTCAGATCAATCTGCTGAAGAACGGTGTCGCGGTAAAGAATGTCAGCATGAATGTCCGTCCCGGCATGAACGGCACGGCGACATTCTCCAATCTGGATCGCAGCACTCAGTATGGCGTGCAGGCTTTCGCTATCGACACATCAAACAATGTGTCGCCAGCCAGTGGTACGGTTCTCTTCACGACCGCAGGCGGCATCTCAATTGCTGACTTCACTCCCGGTCTTAGCGGTATCACGACGGTCGCCACGCTGCCTTCACCAATGAGTTACACGGGAGCGACCACTGTTTTCAATCAGACAGACGGAAAGCTTTGGAATCATTCAGGGGGAGCCTGGGTCGCAGCAGTGGACGCTGCGGTGGCGGATGAATCAATTACGGCAACTAAGATCACCAACGGTGCAATCTCAACTCCAAAGCTGGCTGCTCTGGCCGTCACCGTGGATAAACTTGCCGCAGGATCTGTCACCACCGATAAGCTTGTGGCAGGTGCCGTCCAAGCTGCTCAGATTGCGGCCGGCGCTATCACAGTTGATAAGCTACTTGTCACAAGCATGAGTGAGCTGAATCCTGATCCGGGATTCAAAGACATTACCTACTGGGTGAATCGAGGTGTGCTCAACGCACCTATGGGCCTGGGTCCGGGTTCTGTCGCTGGTTGGTATTCCACGCACGACGCTGGCATGAACGCCATCATGGGTACCCGCAACTACGCGATGTTGTGGGGCGGTTACTTCAATAGTACGGGACGACAACATCTTTATAGTCCGCGCTGCTACAACATGAAAGGCGGCGCGACATATCAGCTTGGCTTCACAGCCCGCAACGCTAGCAACCAAGATTTCACCGTTATCACGCGGATGTATGACGTAAATGGTACTCTGCTCGCGGACGCAGCATTAGCAGTTGCCATCAACCCTGTTAAGACGGCCTTTAACGTGCAGTTTTTGGCGCCTGTCAATGTTATCTCTTACGAGTTCATTGTTTTTAATGCCTCAGGTACCGCATATAAAGGGGACATGGAGATCACTGATCTCCAACTACTGGAAGCTGTAGGCGGCACAGCGATTCGCAGCGGTGCAATTACGACTGATAAGATCGTGGCCAATGCAATCACCGCCGACAAGATCCTGGGTGGCACTATCACTGGCGACAAGTTCAACACCGGCACGAGCCTTCCCGGCACGATCACGGTGGGCAGCACTGGCGTGGCCATTGGTACTACCGCCGCCCAAGCAGCTAACAGCGGCACCATGAAATGGTACGACGCATCGAGCGGAAACCAGTACAACTTCTACGGCACCCGCATCCAACGCGATGCCACGACGATTGGCTGGCACAGCAACGCTTACACCACCGAGGGCTTCCGTAATGCCGCCAAAATCTCTGCTCAGATGGACACACCAGACACCTTCATCGGACTGGCAACGGGACGTCCCTACAATAACGCCAACGACTATCAGCAGATCAACTATTCCATCCATCGAAGCAGCAATGGCACCATCTATGCTTACGAGTATGGCGCAGCGTATGCCCTGACCGCCGATGCGGGTAGCGGAATTGTTTACTCCGTGATCTACGACGGCAAGACCGTGACGTACGTTCGCGACAACGACAACGCGACCATGCGCGTTGTAGGCGCACCGGCAGGAATGACCGTCTTTGGCGCAGTATCGCTGTACTCGCAGGGCTCGGCAGTCTCCCGCGTCTCGATGACGGGAGGCATGGACAACTCCCTTAATGGCTCCGATCCCGCTGCGCGCATCAATGCCTACTCGACTACTATCGATCCGGGTCGCGTTCTCATTCAGGGCGGCACGACGCTTGATGCATGGCGTGACCAGACGGAAATTCGTGGCGGCGCGATCAAGACCAACTCAATTTCCGCTGAGAAAATCGCGATCAATGCACGCGGTATCTCGGTCATTGGCTGTGATTTTGAGTACAATCCCGTCAACGGATACCTGTACTGGCGTGATGGCCACGTGCTTTACACCGACGATGCAGGCAACCCAGCGAGCCCGTACATTCCCGCTGGTAGCGTCGCGTGGGCGGGCGGCAGCTACAATTACATCATGTGGGACAAGGGCGCAGGCGGTTTCCGTCAGGTTGTAGATGGCTGGGAGCAGGCGCAGGTCCGCAACTCCAACTCCATCATCATGTGCACCTGGCGGAATGGTCCCAGCTTTGTTGCCAACTATGGCGGAACGATCGTTCACGGCGACAGGATCACGACACGGACGATCAACGCGGATCGAATGAACGTTAACTCGCTTTCTGCCATCAGTGCCAACGTTGGCACCGTGACTGCTGGTTTGGTCCGCTCCTCGAACGGAAACGCCTACTTCGACCTCGATAACGCGCGCATCGTCTTCAACAACGGTTCGGTGATGAAGGTACAGGGCGTTGGCTTTGGCTCCACTGGACAGTTCATCGAGTGGTTTGGCCCGGTCCAGAGTTCGTTCACAAGCTGCACGGAGGCCAACGCCACATACTACCTCAAGACCAACGGCTCGGCATATTTCGGCGGTTCGTTAAGCGCAGGCGTGTTGAAGAACTCGGTCCAGACCACCTCGCAGGCATACGACGCGAGCGTCACGACGGGCACCTTTGGATCCAACGGCAAGAGCCGTGTCGTCACTGTCGGATATCAGGCTTCCTCCAGCACTAATATCACAGGTTCGTGCCCCACGCCCTACACACCCTATGCAACGATCCGATTGTATCGCGGCACTACGGCAAGTGGCACTTTGCTGGCCGAGCAGACCTTCAACGGTTCCCACGCATGTAGTCCGGGTGCTGGCCAGTCTGAGCCGGGTAGCATGATCGACGGAATTGGAGGCTCGATCACTTACACAGACAACACCGGGGGCTCGTCGTCCTCGTACTTTGTGCAGATTGTTGGCCGCAACATCATGACGACCAATCTGACGCAAAGTGTGGGTGTAACATCGGTCGAGCAGTAACGTGCTCGACCGCTAAGTATGTTACAATAACAAGAAGGGAAAACCCTCACATGGTAACGACCATTGATATCAACGAGGCAGCGGAGGTTGTAATGAACGTCGAAGCCGCAGCACTCAAGGCCGTCAAGGCTTTGCTTGACAAGTTGGCGGACGACGTAGCGGAAGTTGAAAAGACGCTTCCAAGTTCGCTAACGATTGATGCCAGCCGCGTCATCAACGAAATTCGCGGCAACCTGACCTATACGCGCAACACCAGTCTCCCGCAGGCCCTGAGCCGTTACGAGCCAGCGTTCGTGCCGACCATGCCCGCCATGTATGCACCGGGCACCGGTCCTATGCCTCCGCTGCCAGTGAGCACTGACAATGGATAACGAGGTTCAAACCCCCGTTGTCCCGGCAAGTGACAAACCCGAAATTGCCCCTCGCCCTTCGTTTCTGAAAGACGTGCGGAACGGTCTCGTTCATGTGGCTAAGGTCGCGTGGCAGGTTCCAGCGGCTCGTGGCTACATCGCGACGCTTCTGGTGCGATATGGCGTGCCAACGGCTTTAGCTGGCGTCGTAACCCTCGTCGTCGATGGTCTGCTAAAGTAATGCCCAACAGCACCCCTCCACCGCCATCCCCCACCCTCATGGAGATCATGCAGGCGATGCAGATTATGCACACGCCGTCTGCACCCGTGCCCGTACCTGTCCCGGTACGCGATGACGATCGAGGAGTGACTAAGCTAATCGTCGGTGGCGTCGTGATCCTAATCGGTGCGATCATGCTTGGACTGTTTGGCTGGGTTGGCACCAGCGTGAACGGCCTAAACACGACCGTGACGAAGATGAGTGCCAACGTGGACCAGCTTCAAAAAAGCATCGCGGACCTGCAGCAGACGCAGGGCACGGCAGCGCAGCAGCTATCGGATATCCGCAATACGAATACGCGACAGGATGCCCGAGACGACGCGATCGAGGCAGAGATGAAGAGGGTCAAGGATCGGCTGCGACTTGCAGAAGGCCAGAAGCCGCTTCCGGGTGCCGACGCTGACCTATGACGCGAACCGATGCCCAAGCAATCTTGATTCGAGCCTTCATTGCAACCGGAGCACTGCCCGAGGATATCGCGGCGATCCTCCGGTTGCTGATCGATGCAAGTCCGCCTGACTCTACATCGAAGTTTTAGTCGATCAGTGCCCGGCGCTCTTCGCCTTCGCATGAGCCGCCTGCAAATTAGCCCAGCTCTGGTGAATTACCGGCACCGCTTTAGCCTTGTAGCCCGCTAGAGCATTGCAAAAAGCCTGTTTGCTGGGAGCCTTTGCAGCTAACATCATCGTATTCACTTTTCCGGCCAAAGTCATGTCTTTGGTTATCGGCACGTCCCGGCTGTAGTGAGATGCTTCGAAGACAGCAAGTTGAGCGGGGATCGGAGACAGCGCAGCTTGAAGTCCGCAGAACTTAAACATCTCCACCTGCTCAGCCAATTTCGTGGTAATTGAAAGTTCGTCCATACTACCTTGAATCGGCCCCGCAGCCGAAACTGCTATGGTAGCAAGCGCAGCCACGGCAAATATCTTTGTCACTGGTCGTCCCCTTATAATATTACGAGATGCAACGCGTCCGACTTCAGTAGAAATCTTCGATGTTATCGACGAGCGTACTCGCAAACCCGTAAACCAACGCACCAAAAGCCGCTGCGATGAGGCCGCCAGAGCAGACCACGGCGGCCAAAGACAGCGGCTTAAAGAACGCGAGAAACAGCCCGACGAAAAAGGTGACCATGCCCCCGCCGCTTACCAACATGCCCATCCAGCTTATTGGCATCGCGGCAAGTTTAAGCACGAACAACAGAACGGATCGCATCAGAGGTTCCCCCGCCATTTGATCTGCCGCCACTATCTTAATTGTGACCAAACGAGCGTGGTTAAGATGTCGCGCGAGCATAAAAGAGGCAAGGCACCACAGCTTTGCAGCTGTCTCGTCGCAATGATCGTCAGCAGAGGCTGATCTTCCCCAGGAAGCGCCCTAGGAGGCCCGTACAGCAGATCTTCTACCGCCCCGCTTGCATGGAACGCATTCACGGTCCTGCATTCGTCCTGAGCGTCCTAAACGACAAAAGCCCGCTCCTCGTTTCGAGGGCGGGCTTTTTTTTAGTCAGTGCTGCGAGCGCAGCGCGGCGTGGCATAGTTCCTTTTCGTAGCACCGTGCACTTTCTAGCCCCTCGGATACCGCGATGAGGAGCAGCCCTGCCGCTTCCGCCAGGGCGCGATGCGGATCAAACGGGCCTATCTCGTATGCGGCCCAGTATTGAGCGTCACGATGGCTGGTGTCGGACTGCGACAAGAGGGCTTCGAACCGGAGACGATACGTTTCGACGGTATCGCTGCAGACTTCGGGCATGTGATTCTCCATGAACCGCTGGCGAGCGACAGGATCGCCCCGAACGTGCTGCGGAAGCGCCGACTTCACCCGCTCAACCCTGCCGCCTTTAGCTAGATACGACGTTATCAGTTCCTCGTTTGTCATAGTTCGGGGTTGTCCTGAAACGGCTGAATAAAGCGCGAGCCGTGGTAGTATCCGCCGTTGATCCGGTCGGACGTGCCCTCCCACTCGGCTATCTTGGCGCGCAGTCGGCGCGTCTCTTCGTGGGTGTTGAAGCCCTTCATCTGCTTTTTCTGAATTTCGATGACACGACGGAGGCTCGTGTTTTCGGCCTCCAGTCGCGCTGCCTTTTCCTCGATTGTTTCGTTCTTCATTAGACTACCTTTGTTGCGTGGCGGTATTGCACGCCGCTGTTCGTTGTTCGCTTTTCGAGCGGAAAGTCGGGCATAGTGCGGATCAGAGAAGTTAGCTCTTTTCCAAACGCCGCTTGGCTAGTCGAGTGGTTGGGAAACGCATCCCGTTCCCAAGTCCGATACTCGTCGTGAATATCGGATGCCTTCGACCACTGACGCATCGTGTGACCAAACTGCCGGACCCACACCTCAACCGGACTCTGATTGCGGTTTGCTTCCTGCTGCTCTTTTAACGTATCCATCATGTTTGCTGCAATAATTGGATCGGGGCCGTTCTCATCAACGCTCTGCCACAGCATGATCCAGTCAAGTGCGTTGCTTGCTTCCCAGTCGGGGTCGTTGCGCCACATCAGCTCGGCGAAACGGCGACCGCCGGTCTCGTCGCGGATCAGCTGACCGAGGCTCTTGTTCGTGCAGCCGATAAGCGTTGCCTGATTTCGAACCTGGGTGCTGTGGTTGGTACGCATCGTGCGGATCGGTCGCTCCGTCGAAGTGATGACGTTCTTCACCGTGTCGACGTCGGCCTTTGTAAAGCTTCCCATTTCGTCGATGAAGAGGATGAGGGCCGACCAGATGTCCGCCGTCTTGCCGTCAGTGATCAGTCCGAAGTCCACTTCGCGCATGAGGTCATGCAGCGGACGCGTCATCGCCTTGACGAACTCGGTCTTACCCTTGCCCTGCGCGCCGGTTAGAACAGGCATCAGGTGGTTTGTAACCGTGATGCCGCGTGCCTTCCGCTTTACCTGCCAGATGAACTTTTTCATCACCGCGATGGCAAAACCGGGCAGCGTCTCGCGCACGTCGAAACATGCAACTTCCATCGCTTCCCACATGGCCTGACCGGCAGGGCCGGTTGCCTTGCCCTTCTCAAATTTCACGGACAGCATCGCGTTGACCTTGAGGTCGCGTGTGCATTCTTCCTGCCACGTCTGAATCGCATCGCTGATAACGCTGTCGCGGTAGCCGAGGTTTAGCCGGTCGGTCAGGAGCCGCAGATCGCGACCAAAGCTGTCGAGGTTGTCACCTTCGGCATTCGCCACGTCATAGACCAGGCGGGTATCCTCGCTGGTGTCGCGATTGCTGGCGTCCACGACGGCATCACCGATGGTATATGACCGCTGACGGCTGATGGTGCCGCGTGCATTCAGGATCACGCCCTGGCTCGTCGCATAGCGGGCTACAAAATCGAGCGGATCCTTGGGGACGAATCCCAGCGCAGCTTCGACGGCACGGTTCTTCGCCATCTTGGCAAGCGTCCTGTCGAACGCGGGCTTGGGCATGATATTGTTGAGGCTCAGCCAGTCGCGGATCGCGCTGTTGTCCTCGTCGGGATCGAGATGCGAGAGCGCACCCATCACGTCGGGCTTTTCACCAGCCAGCTTCTGAGATTGTAGACGCTTGATCGCCTCGGCGAGCATCTGGGGGTAATCGAGGTCAGCACTGGCGTTATCTACGACCAGTGCTAGACGAGGCTTAACGCCTTCTTGTTCTAGCATTGTAAACTCCTAGCAAAAACGAAAGAACCCGCTGCCTGGGTTCGGATCAGGCAACGGGTCTAAGGTCTTTCGCGCTAGGTCTTGGTTTAACCAAGGAGGGCGAAGCTACAGATTCCGCTGCCGAAGCGGCAGCTTCCGAACCTGCTGCTTCAATTCTATTTATCCGGTATAGCTTAAAACCGGCATCAAATGCGATATTATTGTTCTCGAAGGATCGACCTGGCGGAAGTGGAGGGCCTATCCTTCACATCCTTCACCCATCCATCACTCTATATCCGCGTGGCGGAGCATCAAAACTCGCAGTATTCTGCGATTATTTGAAGAAGTGGTGGATAGTGAAGTATATTAAGGATATATCTTTATATTAGGAATCCGCTTTTAAAAGCACGCCCCAGCTAAAGCGAGTGAAGCTTCATACCCTTCACTCGCCTTCACATCCTTCACTCAGGCCCGGCGATTAACGCGGTCGGTATAAACCGACTCCCGGAACGAGTAGCCCTGCTTGGCGCGATGAATGATCGTCGCCTTGTGAACGCCGCCCCGTTCGCCCCACTGATCGAGGGTCAGTCGCAGCCCGTCCATGATGAAGTAATAAGTCCGACCCTCTTGTTCGCACTTGGCATCGGGCAGGTTGAATGCCCATCCGTCGCGGCTCATCCTGCCGCTCGACGCCTCGACCTCCTCGGACGACTCCTCCCGCGCGCTGTTGTCGTTGGCAAACGTCATCATGCCCACCATCGTCAGCGCAGCCGTCCGGTCGAAGATACCGTCGCGGAACTTGGCAAAAGCATCCTCGGCCATGCTGCGATGCGCGTTGATGAGCGCCCGCTGCGCGTCGGCAAGAGGGCTTCCGGCACGAAGAGCCGCAATCTGCCGCTCAAGGTCCAGAATACGTGCCTCTACGTCCGCCGTCGCATCGACCGCTGCGTCGGCCTCGTTCAGCTGCTTCGACAGGGCCGCGAAAGCCGCGACTACCTCGGGGTCTAGAACGGGTGCCTCTTCCTTTGCCGCCGGCACCGGCAGCGTTAGAATGTTACGCATCGGCGCGGGCTTGAAACCGGCCAGGGCCTCGGCAAAGACGTTTGCGGGCTTTGGCTCCTCGACTACCGGTTCAACGCGCTTTGGCATAACAAGACGCCCAAAGCCGTCTTCGCGTAGCTCGTCGATACGGTCTGCCAGTTCGCGCCGTGCATCGCGATATGCCAACATACCCGTGCTGATCGCCTTTGCCGTGTACCGGTTGTTTCGAGCATGAAGTAGCCGCACGTCGCTACGCGGAAACACCGTCATCATGCAGTAAGCAGTCTCCGAGAACGCGACCAACATCGTGTTGCCGAACGCTTCTACGATAATGAGGCTGGTGTTCGTGCCTTCGCCTACGTCCAGCCACTCAACTCCCTCGCCGTCGAGGAAGATGCGCAGGTTTAGTTCCTGCCACTCCTCGTAGGTCATATCGAGATTGAAGCGCTCCATGAAGCGTTCCCGGCAGTGTTGATAGCGGTCTTCGAGAAAGTTCTCGGGGATGCAACTTCCATGCTGTAGCTTGTACAGCTTCTGCTGATTGTTCATTCTTAAATCCTAAATCATATGCGCTCGTTGCGCTTAATGCTGTTAAGTTGGACAAATTTCGCCAGTCATTAATTGATTGCGACTAGCGGGCAGATTTCCTCGCGGTCATCTGCCCAACTATCTATCATTCGATGATGGGGCCAAGGTCGCCGTCGCAGCCACACGCTTCGCGCGCTTGATAGTGCTGGAGTTCTATCGTCATCGACCGCGCAATAGCCTGACCGTAAGTCACAACCGGAGTGTCTAGAATGTCGGGACAGATCACCATCTTGTCTCGCGGATTCTTGTTTACCTGTGCCTGGATCAAGTGAAGCGTCGATTTTTCGACATCATCCGCGAACTCGTGTGTAATACACTTACGACTCCAAACCATCGCACGAGCCCAGTTCGACGGCATTCCCTTGCAAGACTCGCCCACCGTCGCAATTGTGGGGCCGAAAGCCAGACCTTCGGTCAAGTTCCGGAAGCAATACCACGACGCGCTAGGGTGAAACCGCTTGTGGCGCGAAGCCGACCAGTCCGAGTGATCGAAGAGGTCGCGGTCGGTCAGCGCGATACGAATGTTCCCCCAGCTCTCACCTGTGGGGTCTTCGCACAAAAACGCTGTATCCGAACCGGCTACCTTCAACTTCAGCATCACGGCTTGCTTGGCGGTGAGGCGAACTGCGGACTTTAACTTGAACGAGTGACGCTGGCCGAATGTCACGCGACCGGTGATCTTATGAATGCGGACTTGGTTCTCATCGGCGACATCGGTACCGACAAGATCGCGGATCGGCTTCTTCCATCGCGAGTCTACGTCAACAAGGCCGATATACCCATAGTTGGATGCACTGCTCGTGGCAGCGTCCATGATTGCTTGCTGGTCATCATCCAGCCAAAAATGCTTCATAATATTCTCCTATCCGAACCTGCATGGTTCGATCTGATCGGATCAGGAGAAGTGGCGGGGCACGAAGCCCCGCGCGGTTAGGCGACACGGTAATCCACCGTGGGACCAGTCACGAACTGCAATTTGAAGAGAGCGCGACGGTCGGGCGCTGCTATGTGAACAAAGGCGTCGCCTGCGGAGCAATCCCAGTCCGACCACCAGACCCTATAGTCGGACTTGGTTGCCTTGAGCCACTTGATCGCCCGGTGGCGTGCAAGCTTTCGAAGGCGGACCGCTTCGGAGTCTTTTTCGTTAATCCGAATCTCATCGAAATTCGGAACTACAAAGCACTCGCCACCACGGACGTTAATCATGGTCCAGATGGACCCTGCTTCTTCTCGCGTTTGGAAATCGCCCATTTGATTCACTCCACAGATGTCTTGGACACGCGATTTTGGTCGCGCCGATCCCGGCAAGGGTTCGATCTGGAGGCAAATGGGGCCTGGGCGACGGCGCCGATGCGCTGTCGATGCCGGCCTTATGCCGCGAATCGGGGGTTTTGGCAATATTTGAATCGTGCGCGATCGAATAAAGATCGCGCGATCCCCGCGACATACACAATATGATGTATAGGCGTCGCGCACGATGCTCATGGAAAAGCCCGAGAAACCGTAACTTCCAGGGCTTAGAGCGGGATCGGGGCGAGCGGCCCTTTGCGGGACTTCCGACCCGTCTCCGCCATGTTCACACGATTAGTCCGGCGGCTCGACGTTGCTTCTCGGTATCGGCCATATAACGGGCGCAGCGCGATTCGTCGTGCCACCCGGCGACGACCTTTCGCTGATATTTCGCCGCGATGTTGCCATTCAGGCACATGGGATCGAGCAGGGCGTCGGTGCCGAACAGCCACCGGTCCTCGAAATACCCGGCTTTGCCCGTGCTTTCGGTCAGCTGGAGGATCTCGCGTCGACAAAGCGCATGACCGGCAGCCTTAACGAGCGCCTTCACGCCCTTGCTGCTCGACCAATAATCCCGCCAGTCGCTTTCGCCGACGATCTTACCGGCCTTAACGCGGTAGACGTTCTTCTTACCGATATAATAGCGGCCATCAGGCAGGATGATCCGGTACACGAACGCGCGGTACAGCAGCACTTCCGCGCCGGCCTGTATGATCCAGGCACTCACGGCTTAGCGAACAACGCAGCTTCACGAGCCCGACGGGCGATGAGACCCTTGTTGGGCTTTCCATTGACCTTGTTCCAGCGCGCAAGCTGCGATCCCACTTGATCGTAATGCCCGCCGTTCAGCACTCGAACGAGGGTCGATTTCGAGAACGCATCTGCACCGATATTGAAGGCAAGGCTCACAAGAGCATCAAACTGGTTTTGCGTCAGCGGCACTTTGACCGAAGCGGCGACAGCCTTCTCGAACCGGGCGAGATCAGCAACCAGCAGCGCATCGCTTTGCGCCTTCATGATGGTCATTCCCAACTTCACGTCAGGTCCAGTGTGCCCAACGCCAATAGTTGGTACGCCAGCGGAGCAGCGATATGTGGTTAGTTTTTCACCTTCCGCCTCGCAGATAAAGGCACGTCCTGTAGATGATGTTTTCATCTACTAACTTATCAGAACAGGTTTTATCGCCTTTCCGCTTTATAGCAGCACATAACGCTCGGGCATCCGAGCGTAATTATTTGGTCAGCAATAAAGTTGACCAAATACTGGTGATACATGACGAACAAAAACAAGAGCCTAAAGGGCCAATACGTTTCAGAATACGCAGCTTTGAAGAACGCAATCGATCGCTGCTCACGCCACTCGCATTCGCAGTCTCAGGACTACGTAAAGCGCGGCCTCGATGTTGAGCCATCGTGGAGGGACAATAAGACCGGCTTCAAAACCTTCTTTGATGAGATTGGCCCCAAGGCCAGTCCTGAGTTGGAACTGGACCGCATCGACAACGACAAGGGCTATGTCAGTGGCAACGTCCGCTGGGTCACACACCTTGAGAACATGCGAAATCGCCGGAAGCCGATTGCCAAGATCAAGAGCCTTGGATGGGGCATTGGCACGCGCAAAATCATCGACAGCAACGGTCGCAAAAAGACCGCCCCCTGTCAGCTAGTCCCCTTCAATGGCGCGTTGCAGCCCATTCAGGACGTGGCTGAGGAACTGGGGATCCGCGTCATTACACTCCGGCAGCGAGTGCAAAAGGGTTGGCCTCACGAACGCGTGTTCGCCGCAACACTCTACAGCCCGCGCGGCAAGCCCCGCCCCGCTCCAACAATCAACTAAAACAGAGGGAGAAAACTCCACATGGAATACAACGAACTGAATAATCCACAGACTTATCCACAGGACATCGCGACGCTCAAGCTGATGATCGAGACCATCACGGTCCGTCAAAACGAGCAGTCGGGTACCATTGCAGACCTCCGCACCCGGCTTGAAGCTGCTGAAGCGCGTTTGGACGAGGCAACCCACATGACCAGCGAGGAATACGGCAATCAGGTCGTGGAGCAGGTTATGGCCGCTATGCCGATCATTCAGGCGGAAGCGATGAAGGGCACCAAGCGCGGTGGCCGCCGATGAGCAATATCAAGGTAATCGCCCTCACCGACGAGATGATCGCTCGGCTGACCGCGGCTCGTGACGAAATGCAAAAGCGGCACGATGAGACGATGGCGCAACAGGCAGAGGTCAAATCGTCTCAGCTTCTTCTCGATCTGGCCACCCAAGCCGATAAGGCTATCGGCCGTATGAGGGCATGGATGGCAAAGCGATGAGCAATCCCATCGAACTTCGCTCCGTGCTGACCGAGGACGAGCAGCGCGAACTACTCCGCGAAACCATCGTCCACCTTCTCAGCATCGACCCTCACCACCCCTACGCGCAGCTATTTGGACAAGCCCTAACTGACCTAGACTGACAGCATGGTCGGGACGCTGATCCCGGCCATAGCCATGAATGCCGCCCTGCTAAGTACTCAATGCAGGACGAAACCACAGGAAACATCACCCTCAATAGGGCCGACACATTCACGCTCGCCTTCAAATATGAGGACGAGGACGGACAACCCATCCCCCTCAATCCGGCCAACCTGCGTCTGCACGTTGGCAGCGAGGCTCAATACCTCCTCACGGTGATCCCGGTTGCGGACCCCGATGACAACACTGTCGTCCATTTCACCTTCACCCGCGATCATGCAGTGGCGTTGGGCAAGAAGGAATGGTCGTGGATCATTCGGGAGTTCGTCAACGGCGAACCTGACGTGCTGGCCGAGGGAGCAACGATCAGCGCAACGGGCTTTGCGGTTCCCGTGGAAGCGGCCTGATGGGCAGCTTCACAGTTCAGAAGGTGCAAAGCACACTGACTGTTCAGCGCGGCGCACCTGCAATTCTCCGCGTCACGACGAAGACGATCAATACCGTCACAGTGAAGGCAACCGGAACTCGCGGACCGGCTGGCGAACGCGGATTGCAGGGCGAGCCCGGCCCACGCGGCGAGGCTGGCTTAGTCGGGCCGATCGGCCTGACCGGCCCAGTTGGTGCGACCGGGAATACCGGAGCCAAGGGCAGCACGGGCAACAAGGGAGATACCGGCAGCACTGGTGCAACCGGCGCAACCGGTCCCGTCGGCCCTCAAGGTGAAACCGGCCCGCAAGGCATCCAGGGCATTAGCGGACGCGACGGAACGATCTCCGGCGTCAACATCGATGGCGGCAACGCTGCCTCACGCTTCGGCGGTACAACTAGAATTGACGGAGGAAGGGCATAATGGCTCAGGTAATTCAGCTACGACGCGGCACAGCAGCCGAATGGACCGCACAGAACCCCATTCTCGCAGAAGGCGAAATGGGACTGGAAACGGACACCACCCTTTATAAGATCGGCAACGGGGCCTCCACATGGCGGGCTCTCAGCTATGCGGCGCTCTCGCCGGAACTCTCCACCATCAATGGCGTGATCCCCGAGACTGAGCCAACGCCCCCCACTTCGGGCAAGCTTCGCGTTTATCCCTGGAGGGTCGGCGGACGCTCGATGTTGAAGTGGGTTGGTGCATCGGGTCTTGATACGGTCATCCAGCCCGCGCTCTTTGGCAACGGTACGATGATGTACGCTCCAGCAACCGGCAGTGGCGCAAACGTCTGGGGCGGACCGGCACTAACGCAGCTTGGAACGGTAACGACTCCCGGCCTCGCTGTTGGTGGACAACGACTTTCAACGCGACGCTGGCAGACAGTATCGGCGGCAACCGCTGGCGCGCAGGCCTCCAGTCGTATCCCGCAGACGATTGTGTATCGCGGCGAGTCGGATGGGCTTGGCGGCTTCTTTGTTGTGGTGCGCTTTGCGTTTCCCTCGCTGGTCGCAACCCAGCAGGCGTTTGCCGGACTGGTCAGCTTTACGACCGCAGTTTCCAACACTCAGGTAACAAGTGCCCTCACCAACTGCCTCGGCGTTGGCTACGATGTCGGGGACACCAACTTTTCATTCTACAACAATGATGGCTCGGGCACGGCGGTCAAAACGAACCTCGGTCCCAACTTCCCCGTTATGTCGCCGGATGCCGTTTATGAGTTGTCGATGTTTGCCGCACCTCATTCCACCACCGTCAGCTACCGTGTTATGCGGATCGATATATCGCCTGATGCCGTTGCGACCGGATCCATCGACACCGTGGACCTCCCTGCTGAGACGCAGTTTCTGACCTATCAGGCGTGGATCAATAACAGCACGACGGCAGCGTCCGTCCAGATGGACTTGATGCGCGTCTACATCGAAACCGACAACTAAGACGCCCTTGCCGAATCATGTTCCCCCTTTGTACCAAGACGAATGGGCAACGTCCGCTTCCGATCCCTGAATGATTTCAGCCGCCAGAGCGCCAATGTGGGCTGCATCTGCGGATCGTGCGGGCACCGGGGAGTGGTGGACCGTGACCGCTTTGCCAGATGGGCATTCTTAAAACGCGTGAATGTCTCGCTGGAGAACCTGCCTCGCTACCTCCGCTGTACAAAATGCGGGGCGCGACCGATTCGAATCGCACCAACTCCGCTTCCGCCGACCAATCCCCAATGGGGTTCCGACGACTATTTTAAGCGACTTCATCGAAAGCTGAGGGGCTAAAACCGCGTAAAACTGAAAATTCCTCCATTTTAGCAGCTACGCTTCCACGTAAACACGCGCAACATGCTGATCCGCGACGAGGTGATGAGCGAGGGCTCGATCGACCAGGCCGCGGTCTATGTCCGCGAGGTGATCCGCCGCGCGATCGATCTCGGCTCGGCCTCGATCATCCTCGTCC